GGGTTCCATATTTCATATAATTTTCTTTTTTATCATCGTTTTTATATTTTTTTTCTTTTTTATATTGAATCCATTCTTCCTCTGTTTTTAGATATTCAATATTATTTTCTTCTGCTTCTTTCACTGAATTATAATGATTGTTCATTCCTGATTCTTTTGAAATAATATAGGGTGGATCTACCAATATTAAATGAACACTATTATCTTGTATTGTTGTCAAAAAATCTTCACCACTTTCATTTTTTATTTCCATTATGATATAAAATGATTATTATTAATATTCAATTTATTCATTAATTATGACAATATATTTCTCACTGAATTTACATATTTGGTGTATTTATGGACCTACTATATTTGAGTTTCTATATAATATTTTTTTAATGAATCTATTTAAATATAAAAAAATATTATATATAACAAATGGTTAAAAATCTAGGAGGTAACAAATCAAAAAAACAAGGAAGAAAATTTGTCTCTCAACCTTTCACAAAAAAGACAAAATTACCAGAAGAAGGAGAGATGTTTGCAATCGTAACACGTATTTTAGGAGGACAAAATTGCGAAATAAAAGGAATAGATGGTAAAACTCGTTTGTGTGTAATACGTAATAAATTTCGTGGTCGTTCCAAACATGATAATATTATTAAAGTAAATGGATGGGTTTTGGTTGGTGTTAGAGAATGGGAAGTAAGAAAAGGTTGCGAGTGTAAATGTGATCTTATTTCTGTATATGATGATAGAGATAAAGAATTTTTAAAAGAACAGAAAATTGAGTCGTTGGAAAAATTATATAAAGAATTTGATGAAAATGAAAAAAAAGAAGATGATTTTATTGATTTTGTATCAGGTAATAATGATAAAATTATAGAAGATATGGAAGAAGTCGTTCATTCTGAAGAAGATGAAATTGATTTTGATGACATATAATTTTTTTTTGTTTTTTTTCTTATAATTTTATTTTTTTTTGTTTGTTCGTGTTTTAATTCATAAAAAAAATATAATGTATTTAAATCGTGAAATGGAACGATTGATGGTTCAAACTGAATAGGTCTATATAAATCTTCTTCTTTCATTTTTGTTATAAAATTGTTATTATAAACGTCTCTCTGTGTTTCTATTAAATTATATTTTATAATATTTTTTAAAATAAACTGTTTATTGCGTATTTTCTTTGTTCTTAAACGAGAGATAAAATCCAAAGGTATAAAACCTTTTTCAATATTAAACAATTCTTTATTTTTATGTATTATTCTTTTATTGCATATGAAATAGTATTCACATCGTATTTTACTAATATATTTACTTTCATATAAAGAAATAAAATCAACTTTTTTTTTATAATCTTGAATCCAATTCATTAAATTAATAATTTATTTTAGATTTAAAGTTAATACATAAAAAAATATAATAATTATAATAATTATTTTATAATTTAATTGTAATCTTGATCGAGCAAACTATCATCCGATTCATAATCTTCGTCTTCATATTCTTCTTCTTCTTCTTCTTCTTCTTCTTCTTCATATTCTGCATCTGGATCAGGTTCAAGAAGATGAGGTTCATCATAATAAGGTGATTGAACTCCAATAAGTTCATTGACTTTGTCACGACGTTTTTGTTTCTCAATTAGGTATGAATACATAATATTTGCCCTGTGCCATAGATCTTGTTCTTTCTTTTCTTCGTCTGTTTGGTAAATATTATGTTCTTCTTGAAGAAGTTTTCCGTTGTACCTAGATAATTTTACCCAACCAGGTTTAACATGGATATTGGATTCACGATAACAAAATACTTGATCTTCTTTTTCTTCTTCTTTTTCTTGAAAGCATACTGACTTCATCTTCTTTGAGATAATATCAATATCGTCGAATACAGATTTGCGTTTGTTCATTACTACTTCCATTTTAATATATATTATTGTAATACTTTCTACTTCAATTTTTTTTTTTAATACATCTGGATATTTTTTAACCATTGTTTTATACTACAATCATTTATAGTTACAAACCCCTTATCTTGTGTTTCTTTACTTTGTTCATCCAATTCATATCCATATATTTCATAAAACATTTCCAAACTTTCATCAGATGTAAATATTGGTTTTTTATTGACAAATGTAACATTATATTCTTCCCATAATGCATCCCAGAATGGTGTACCTTGTGTATAATATTCCCAATGAAGTAATACATCTTCTCTATCATAATCTTGTACTATGTTAAAACAACCAATAGAATCACAAATTTTATATAATCTCTCTTTTAATAATTTATAAGGTTGGGTAGTTAAGTATCTGCTTTCAATCATTAATAGTTTATCATCTATATCTTCTAAAATAAAATTAGTGGGAAGAGAGATATATATTCCTTCAAAGATTGATTCTAAAATATCATGAGGATCAATCTTTGTATTCATTATTTTTTCTACTTTACCAATGGTTTTATTTAATCCATCACGTTTTATTTCTTCATTTAAATAATAGGATATATTCATTGTTTTTTTATATTGAATTCCTTTTTCTAGTAGAACTTCACGTTTCCCACTAAATCGATGCGTTGGAAATATTTTTTTTTCATTACGTACCAAAAATAATTCAGGTGTAGGAATTATTTGCATTAGATTTAACATTAGGTGTATACAACTTTCAAGCGTATCATATATTTCCTGAAAATAAAATGTAGTATAACCACAAAATTCTTTGTGATAGTAAAGTAGAATGTCTTTTATATTTTCACCAGAATAATATAATTCTCCAATCCAAAAATAGCATTCATCCATATCTTTTTTTATCATTTTTGTATACAATGTAAATACCACTTCATCGTATGAATACAAAAGGCGCGTTAATCTCATGATTATAATAATTAATAATGAGAATCATTCAATTTTTATATATATATAATATATATGCCTAAACAAGAAATCTCTTGGAGAGAATTAGTAAGCAAAATGATGAAAGAAGAGAAAAAAAATGCTAATTTCGCAGTAACTGAAGTAATAAAAAAGGCAGGGTCCGTTTGGAAAGAAGTAAAAGCAGGGACCCATCCAAAATATTCTCAAGGCGCCACTAAACCAGGAACAAAAAAACTGAAAAGTAGAAAATCGTCTAAAAGTAGAAAATCGTCGAAAAGTGTAAAATCTTCGAAAAGTGTAAGTTGTTCACACAATGTATGTAAAGAATGCCATGCTAAATTATGTAAAAATTGTAAATCACACTGCTAATTCAATATGATTCATTAAAATTTCATAAATACCATCATGATTTAATCTATTATTAGGATCTGGTGATATTTGCTTTATACAAATATCCATAATACAACCCATTTTTGTATTTGAATTTATTTCTTTAAAAAATAAATCCTTCATATAATATAAATAATGTATACACAATCCATAAGAATCCCATTTATTCATAAATTCTTTAATCATTTCTATTATAGTTTGCTTTTTAATATGAATAAAACTATAAATATAATTGGTTGCTTCTTTTTTATATTTTTCCATAAATGTATCACCTAAATAAGGTAGAATAGGATGATATTTAATAAAATTATCTATTATTACTTTTATATCTTCTTCTTTTAAAATATCATTTACATAACATGCTATATGATATTCTATCGGCCATTGGTATTTTCTGGGATTATACTTGCATAAAGTTTCTACATCCTTACAATGTATTGATTCTTTAAAATTACATATATATACTTCCAATGTATCTCTACAGTAAACTATATTATTATTTAATTGAAGATGTAGAATATTATATTGATTCAAGAGAGATAAAGATTTAATTAATTTTTTAAAAGTATCCCAGAAAAAAATTCTTATGTGCTTTTCATTTTGTATCACTTCATCAATAGAAATAATATCTATATCATTGTATTTTAATACAATTCTATCATTTATATTTTTTTCGAATACATTTTCATTTTCTTGTATCTTTAAAAAATAAGTGTTTTCTACACTCTTTACAGTAATAAAAAAATAATCAACATATTCATATTCATTTAGTATTTCTGATATATATATTTCTTGTTGTGTTTCTTTATTATTTTCTTCAATTCTCATTGTATTTCTTTATCATTAATTTTTCTTTGAAATAACAAAATAACGATTTTTATACATTTTCTTTATTTTATTATAAAACGTTTCATTATCAATTGTATCATCTAATAATTTATATTCTTCATTTATGATGTCTTTAGTATTTTCTAAATACATCATATATCCATTAGAAGGGGTAAAATTATCCTTTGACCTATTCATTATAATATGTCTATCCATTGTTTGAATTATTTCAATACCTATTTGAATGTATGTATCCCTCTTTTTCGCTTCTTTTGGTGTATCTGATTTTTTTCTAAAATAATATCTACCCGCTTTATACATTTTTAATTCCACATCTCCTTTATATCCTAAATTTTCCATATACTCTATTTCATTTTCAATTAAAGTTTTATTTTTTGTTTTCCACTCATCCCACGCCTCTTTATATACTTTTCTTTCATCATATTTGTGAATTTTTGAGAATGTTTCTAATTCACTCATAAACTCAGGTGTAAATTTATAACGATAGACAACCATTACATATAATAAATGTATTCATTTATATCAATTTATTAATTATACTTCTTCATTTTGTATTTCGGTTTCACCTGAAGGCGCAGGTTCAGGCGCAGGTTCACCTTCAGGTTCAGGCGCAGGTTCAGGCGCAGGTTCAGGTTCAGGAGCAGGCGCAGGTTCAGGCGCAGGCGCAGGTGCAGATTCATAAAGTGCTAATTTTTCTAAAAGAGTTTTATTGTTATTTTCTTGTTCAACTATTTTTTTCTCTAATAAACTAATTCTAGTTGCCATTTTTTGAATGACATGTTGATAATTTACTTTTTGGTTAACAAGTGAATTCACAATTTTTTTTTCAACATTATTTTTTTTTACTACAGGATTTTTTATTTGAAACATAATACTATACTATACTATAATATAATAATGAAAGCAACAAGAAAAAATAAAAAAGGAAAAATAGAAAAAAATAAAGATGTTATGGAAGGAGATTGCATATTTCCATTTAAAAAAAAATCAATATTATATAATGATTGTATGACGACAGAAAAAGGTGATATATGCGCCACAGAAATTAATCCAAAAACAAAAACACTAAAAAAATATGGGTATTGTGAAGAACCTCCAAAAAAAAAAATTATAATTATAAAAAAAAAATTATTAAAACCAAAAATAGAACGAAAATTTGATATAGACAAATTTAAAGAAGAAGGCAGTCTCTATTTAGATACATTAAATGAAAAACAATTAGAAACAATTATAGAATTGGCCAATCAAGTTTATTATGGAAATGAAAAAGCAATATTAACGGATGATGAATATGATACAATACGTGATTATACTTTAAAAAAGTACCCAGAGAATAAAATAGCACTTGAAGGTCATATAAATTTAAAAATAGAAAATGTTTTAAATAAAATAAAGTTACCTTACGAGATGTGGTCTATGGATAAAAAAAAACCAGAAGATATAAAATCCATTGAAAAATGGATGGAAACATTCCCTGATCCTTATGTTATATCTTGTAAATTAGACGGCATAAGTGGGTTATATTCTACAGAAGGTGATATTCCAAAACTATACACGAGAGGTAATGGAATTATAGGTCAAGATGTTACCCATTTAATACCTTACTTAAAATTACCAAAAGACAAAGATATAGTAATTCGTGGAGAGTTTATTGTATCAAAAAATAATTTTAAAAAGGTAAAAGGAGAATTTTCTAACGCTAGAAATTATATTGGTGGTATTGTAAATACAAAAAAACCAAAAAAACAACATTTACAAAATGTAGAATTTATATGTTATGAAGTAATAAAACCTATATTAAAACCAACTGAACAAATGATATTTATTGATAAATTAAAAATACCATGTGTTCAGTATTTTGTTGAAAAGAAAATAAATCTTGATATATTAACTAAAGTTTTAAGAGATTGGAGAACTACAAGTGCTTATGATATGGATGGTATTATTTGTACGTCAGATATTATATTAAAAAGAATAAGAGGAAATCCAAAACACGCTTTTGCTTTCAAAATGGCACTCGAGGATCAAATGATGGAATCAAATGTAGTAGATGTTATTTGGACACCATCTAAAGATGGATATTTAAAACCTAGAGTTAAAATTGAGGAAATAGAACTCGTAGGTGTTAAAATAAATTATGCGACAGGATTTAATGCTAAATTTATAGTTGATAACAAAATAGGCAAAGAATCTATTGTTCAAATTATTAGATCTGGTGATGTAATACCTCATATATATAAAGTAATTAAGCAATCAAAAGAACCGATTATGCCAAAAGAAGCGTATATTTGGAATGAAACAAAAGTGGATATTATTCTAAATGAATCCTCCATAGAAGTGAACGAAAAAATAATAACCGCCTTTTTTAAAAATATAGGTGTTGTTGGATTAGGTGCAGGAAATATAAAAAAAATGATGGATTCTGGTAATGATACAATAGAAAAAATATTGGCGATGAAAAAAAGCGACTATGAAGGTATACCAGGGTTTAAAGAAAAGTTAATAGATAAAATTTATAATGGTATTCAAGAAAAAATGGAGGAAGCAACATTAGGTACTATTATGGAGGCAACTAATATTTTTGGACGAGGTTTTGGAAGTAAAAAAATAGATTTAATTTTAAAAACGTATCCAGATATATTGACAAGCAGTGAAGAAA